GCGCGGGTGCGACTCCTATGCGAAGGAGCGTGCACCAGCCGAAGCAGGTGAGGTCGGTCAGATGTACAACTTCCTCAAGGATCTTGAGGAGAAGGTCATTAAGACGGCTGTTGCTCAGTCCAAGTCGTGGTTTGGTCGTGAGCGCAAGGAGGATGTCCTTCGCGACAGCATGAAGTCACTGGTCAGCCCTAGTGTGGAGAAGCAGGGTGCTGAGTGGGTGCCGAACGGGAAGTATCCGCCAAGCTTCCGCATGAAGGTCCCGGTCTACCCTAACGACAGGGGTGTTCCAACGGTCAACATGGACGCGGTGGACATGGCGAATCGCCCGATTCCGCTGACTCCTGAGAACCTGGAGTCGGTCTTCCCGAAGCGCATGGAGGCTCGGTTCATCGTCAACCCGAGTATCTACGTGTCCGGGCAGGGATTTGGAGTGACGTGGCGAATCTCGTATGCACAGGTGTCTGCTCAGGCACGCGTCTCGGCTGCTCAGCTGTTTGAGCCGGAGGAGACGGAGGATGTGCCTCAGGCAGTGCAGGTTCCTCAGGAGACAGAGGAGCAGGAGGAACAGCAGGAGGACGAGTCAACTGAGACTCCTCCAGCACCGGCTCCCGCTCCGGTTGCAGCGCCTCCTGCACCAGCAAAGGTGGCACGCCGTCGGCCCGTGGGTGCGGCGATGTAGGTGCAAGTCCAACCAACTCCCAAACACGTGATCCACTAGGTGGAACACAGACGAACAGATCATCGTCTATAAAAACAATTTTTTCCTTGGCTGGGAAGGTCAATTCGCCAGTCATATTCTCACATGCCAATCGTTTGAGCGAGCGCGTCCCACACCCCGAGCATCCATGAACAGTCGGTGGATCCAAAAGCGTCTCAAGGGTGACAATACGCGAGTCCCCATAAAGACACGCCTCCAGGATCTGATGAGGGGTCATCCACTCCTCTGAATGAAAACGTTCAACTGCTGTTTGCGATACCACCGTCCACAAACTATCATCCTGCGTCCATCCGTCCTCCTGCAGGAAGGTTGCAAACGGGTTCTCATAAAACCACAAAATACGAAAGTCGGCGTGGTTGGTCAGAGAATGCTCAATGAGACCAACACGTGTTAGTTCTTCAGAATACAACCAATAAACATTCGCATGAGAGTACTGTGTATCGCGGGAACCCCGATAGACATCACGATCATCCATGTTCCAGAGATCGGACACGACATCAACGTCATGTTCACAAATGTCCCTGGATACGTTTTGATAAATAACAGTTGGGTCAAGGATTGACTGCATTAATTAAACGATACGACAACATTGACGTCGTGATGACGCACAGCCTTTGTTGCTGATCGGCTCAGTTCGTGCCTCTTCCTGCGAGTGCCGTCCTCAGCCGTCTTGGGCTGAATGGTTGTGGAGCATGCCTCCATATCTGCGTGGATTGCATCATAGTTGTCCTCTAGATACTTGAGAACCTCGTCCTGGATTGCCCACTCAAAGAAGTTGAGCTGTCCAACCGTCGTGTCGAGTCCCATAAACTGGATTCGCTTCCAACGGCAGAACGGGTCAAACATCTTCTTGCTATACGCCTTCAGGTGAGACTTGTAGGCAAGATACACAACCACATGGCGATTGCCGGTTGCGAGATATGATACATTGTGCTTCTTTGCATAATTAGTGACTAGCCAGTCCAAAAGACGTAAGCTGATACGGGAGTCCCCTGAGAGGATGGTTTGAACCTTTGTGAAGTTTTCGGGGATTGAGTAGAAACCTTGCAGGCGGTGAAGAACCCAATGATCGCGATTCTGGATGACCTCCATTTTTGTATTCTTACTGCGGTATTCTCGCTTAAAGTGGGTCGGTAGGATAAAGACAAATGGCTGAGATCAATGCTCCCACGACAATCATGGATCCGAATGTAGAGTTTGTTGAACGCCCTCCTCCTGATGAGGGTCTCGGTGTCATGACTGCAGTATGCACAGGAGAGGTGATTAGCCGTCTTCGTGAATCCGGTGGGATTATGGAGGCAACGACTCCGGGTCTTTTTATGATGCCTGAAGGCGATAAGGAATATAATACGTTCCTTGAAATGCTTCGTGATCAGCCTCAACTTCCTGATCCTGTGTTTAAGGAGGGCGAGGTTTCATGGACTGTTGAGGAAGCAGGATTTCCGCTTGACCAGATGGATGCATATGACATCGCGTTCAAGAAGATGTATGAGGATATGTTTAGTCGCGCAAATGAACTTGGAACCATGGGTCCCGGTGAGTTCGAAGTTCGTTTGAGTCGGCTCCAAAACGAACTTTCGGAGAGCAAGATAGAGAACCCCAATGGAGGATGCGCTGTCCTCGTACCTACTGGAGGATCGTCCATATACACAACTGAATGTCCGTCTTCGTCGGTTCATAATCCTTTGCAAGTCGTTAGCCCCCGGACTCTCGTACCGCCTCCTGAGGAGGGAGGTTATGCAGGCGACACAGAAATTGATGATGGGAAACGTGGGTCGCCTGTGGATGCGTGATCGTGCATTCGAGAGAACCGTTCGCCTCTATGGCAAGAATGACCAACGCACAGATGCGTGGCTAAATACTCGTGGCAAGATGATTACCGCATCAGAAGTCTCCAAAGTGTGGCAGACACCTGCATCTCGCCTTGAACTTCTGGAGAAGAAGCTGGATCCACCTACGAGGTCGGATGGGTCGAATCCGATCCCTGCATTGATATGGGGAACGCGATTTGAGCCGATTGCAAAGAAGATCTACGAGGATACGACACAGTGTGAGATCATTGATGTTGGCTGTTGTCAGCATCCAGTTCATTCGTTCTTGGGTGCATCTCCAGACGGTCTGATTATTCCCAAGTATGCAGATGCTGATCCGCATCGATATGGGCGCCTGGTTGAGTTCAAGTGTCCAATGAGCCGTGCTCGCAAAGATGAGATCCCGAGTTATTACGTGCACCAAATGCAAATGCAAATGGAGTGCACGGGAATTGATGAGTGCGAGTATGTTGAGTTCCGGTTCAAGCAGGTGAATTTTACTCAGTGGGATGTAGCCACAGAGACCAAGGGCGTCTTTGCGGTAGATGAGAATGGAAAGGTTGATTATAAGCCAGATAAAGTCGATCTTCATGAATGGCAGTGTTCTCTCACAGAGGATCACCAATACATCTATTGGATCTTAACCGATATCAAGAAGGACTTTGTTCCTAAAGATCCAAACTGGCTTTCGGATCATCTTTCAGAACTGCGCGCATTTTGGGATGATGTTGAACGGCATCGCGCGGCCGGGACGCGGCCGGAAGCACCACCGCCGAAGGTTCCGACTCTTGACCTCTAAACCAATGACACACTCTCGTATACCAAGATCGGTGTCTTGATGCAAACTTCTTATTCCATTCATCGATTGTGAACTGACAGCCCATGCTCAGGTTGCAACGTGAGCAAATTGGAATAAGATTTTGGACGTCTGTTTTTCCACCTTTGGATTCTGGAATATTGTGCCCGCATTGAAAATCAAACACATTCATGGTATTCGTACACCACGAGACCTTGCATTTGTATTGAAACTTAGGACCTACATGAAGAAGCCATACCTGTTCGCGAAGAGCCCTTGGGATTTTTGCTTTCATTAGTTCTTCTCTCTACGGTTGCCTAAATCTTAGAACTCCATTGATTCACTTGCCAGGGCGTTGACATACCAGTCGCAGCTCCCACATCGTTGTTCTGAACAAAGTGATTGGTCCTTTGCGAATACGACGAGTCCTCAAGTGCCATTGCGCGCTTCTGCTGACTGTTATCAATCATCTTACCTTCAGGTGGTCCACCATAAAACTTTTCCATTCCAGGAAGAACCTTCATAACAAATGCAAGTGCCACGAGAGCGACTAAAAACCAGAGCCACTGCTTCATTGTTCATCTGCCCGAAAAAAACGAATGACATAACCAGTAAGGAAGACGAGATACAATGGAGGAAACTGCACTTTCTACACTTCGTATTATGCTGGGTCGTCGCAAGCTCGACACTGCTACCGAGCGAGTTACAACGGACGCCAAGAAGATGGAGAAGGTGACGCTATACACGATCGGAACAATACTTGTCTGCTTTAGCCAGAAGGATAAGGTCCTTGCAGGCGATATCGCAAATATCCTTGCATTTGCAGAGGAGAACGGGCATACAACCGGGGTTATTATCGTAGCCATGTCGCCTCCTTCCGAGAATGTCCTGCGACTTGCAAAGTCTCATGCTAAGAAGAGGCTTACCTTCTTCCATATTTGGCAACTTCAGTTCGACATCACGACTCACCGGATGGCCATGCCTCATCGTATTCTGTCCGAAGAGGAGAAGACAAAGGTCTTTGAGTTGTATAAGATTTCATCGCCAGAGCCATTGCCCGCAATTGATTCGCAGGACACGATGGTGAAGTGGATCGGGGCGATCCCAGGTGATATCATTGAAGTGACTCGCCACTCGGATACCGCTGGACGGAGTTTATATTATCGGCACTGCGTTGAAGATGTAAATGCTGCAGAGTAGTATAAATGGATGTCCTAGAACGGAACTACGTATTAAAGCGTAAAGAATACGATGCGCTGATTGCATCAAACAATCCAAATATAGATCAAATCAAAAAGCTAAACAAGGAGTTATCGGCGCTCCTCGACTCAATGTTAGTCGAACTTGCAAAGGTTAAGGAAGACGCTGGGCATATTGAACGGCATCGCGATGATCTTGTTAGAAAGCTTGTAAGTGTCCAAAAAGATTATAATAACCTACTCGATGAGCGCGACCAGGTTGCTACTCTTAGGGCATTACGCGGACATCAAGAAGTAAAGTTTAACGGTGTATTTTTCTGGTATGCGGTGGCTCTTGCAATTGTCTCCGTGATCTTCTTTTTTGTTCTTATGTGGAAAGGGGGTTACAAGGCTCCTACGATCCCAACAATAACGAGCATTCCGATAACAATGGCTCCCTTTACATACAGGTAACTCTCGTTTATCGGCTGAACCTGGGGCGCCGCATTGATGCGCTTTGAAACTTCAAACTCATTTTGAAGGGCAGGTCCTATTTTCTGAATATTCTGAGATTTCTTTTGAAGTTCATCAATTCTTGGGTTGACATCCGAATACCGGTCCAAGAAGGTTTGAATGTACGCTCCATCATCGGCAAGCCGTCTCTGTGAGGATTCGAGTTTTTTATTAATCATTGAAAGTGCAGATTCATATGCGGTTTTGTGGGCTATATTGCCCGAAACCCGATAAGCAGAGTAGTTATCTTTGTAGATTCGCAATAGGTTTGAGAACTCGTCCATTATCTTCTCGTCCCTAAAACAAAATGCCTACTTCTCCCTATGGTCAGGTAAACCCCCCTGTGCGCCGTGCAATGGTTGGCGATGCATCCGAACACACTCGTTTTATCCGCATGGCATCTACACTCGCCCCTTATCGCACTCAGAACCAGGCTGCAAGTCCTACCCTTCTTGGGTGGAGGGATATGCAGGCTTCGCGTGATGCGAGAGTTATTATGCCAATCCTCGGGGCATTCAAGTCTTATATTCCCAACCGTTAAACAATGGGAGCAGGTCCGTCATCGTGTCCACCAGATTTTGACCAAGGATTTATGACATGTAGAATGAAGTGCCCGGCTGGTTTTAAATATGCGCAAGAGCAGGGTCCCCCTCTTGTTGATAAATGTGTTCTGTTTACCGATAACTCAAAGAGTTTTCGACTGAATCAACTCCCCATGCCCGGTCCAGACAGGAGGGAACCACCAATGTATGTAGAAGAGCGCAAACGTGTATCTGAAGCACTGAAAAATATTTCATCCACTGCCCCCTTCCAGGAAAATGCAGCAATGACAACCCGAGAATATGAACGAATTAAATCTGAATATGCAGGATTCAGTGCAGTCTCGGACGCGGGTAAGAAAATCAAACAAGCATCAGACCGAATGAGGGTTCCTCGTCCTCCTGTTCAGCCCAATCCGATCAAACAAGAGCGTGAGAAGATACTGAAACAACCCAGTATGGCTGTAATCCAAACCGCCCTCTTCACGATCCTTCTTGCATTGATTGCATTTCTTCTTGTTCCAGGACAGTATGCTTCAGGACTTGCGTTTCTCATTCTCTGTGTAGGAACGTCAACTGGAATCTATCTAAGCACTAGATAATGGGAAACTGTCCTTCTGAGTTTATGGTGTCCCCAGTCGGGTTTGGAGGATGTGTCATCCCATGCCCAGCTCAGAAAAACTATGAGCTACGAATCGGAGACAAGGGTGTTCTATCCTGTGTCTATTCGGGTGATACAAGTATTAGCGTTCCTGTTCTTCCCGTCCCAGCTATTCAGAAACCGGGTCCGCCGTTTAGTTATAAAGAACTGCCAAACGCAAGCATATATCAAAGAGAGATTGATCGGTTTAATGCTGAATTTGCAGTGGCTGATGCAAATGTAAACAAAGCAGTAAAAATCAAGACAGCATATGAAAAGCTTCAACAGGCAGAGAATGCACGCGATCAATCACCTGATGCATATCAGCAGGCGCGTGTTAGTTATTACACGTTAATCAAGGGAGACAAGTGGGTTGAAGAAGAAAAGCAACGTATTGCAAATGTTGAAGCTCAGCCTATTGTGAATACCCTCCTTGCAAAGCGCAATGACCTGGATAGTCAAATCGGACAGCAACAATCGACCATTGATATTGTGAACGGCGTTAAGGACAAGGTATTGTCTGTTGAAGATGATCTACAATATTCAGTCTCTGCATTTGAGAAGCAAATTGAAAACGTCCGGAATCAGATACGCATGGACAAGAAGAAGCAAATTATAACGGCACAACAGGCTGGATCGTGGGTGAATTCACTTCTAAATTGGCTGATTACACTTACAACACTTATCGCGATTGTCTTTATTGTTCGATACATCATCCGCCGGCGATCTGCGTTTAGCGTACCTGGTTCTCCCCCGCTACAAAGGTAATGGAGGTTTCCGACCCGCGCACTGTCGCTGATTTTCAAAAAACAACTTTCTGTGGTCATCCAAGGTCACACGTCGTGAAGGTTCTCCTTCAGAACGTGCAACTCGGTCATGCAGATTACGCATGCTACTGGGCACTTGAGCTCTTATGTTCAGGACTCGTCCATAGTTTGTGGGCTACGCTTTTTGACGCAGCCGCACTTCATATCAACCGAGCAAATCCCAATGTATTCGTCTATCTTGCATCGGCTTATGAGCGATATGCTCCTATCGAACAGGTCTTTACTGTTGGGACCATGACATCTATTCGCAATAATCCGGATGTTCGGCAGATCATTTGCGAGGTGGCAGCCACTCTCGCGACGTGTCGCAAAAATAAATTGCCATCTCTTCCAACAATCAAGCCCCTGCATGATTTTGACCCACAGACCATTCAAGAACATCTCAAGGCTCCCTCTAGGCTGTTTGGTCAAATCGCG